CCTGCGGGTCCAGCGGGTCCAGCTACACTAGAGTCAGCTCCCGTTGGTCCAGCAGACCCCGTCGGTCCAGCGGACCCCGTCGGTCCAGCGGACCCCGTCGGTCCAGTTGATCCTGCGGGTCCAGCGGGTCCAGCTACGCTAGAGTCGGCTCCAGTAGGTCCGGTGACACCAGTAGGTCCAGCAGACCCAGTTGACCCAGTTGATCCGGTCGATCCGGTCGATCCAGTAGGCCCAGTTGATCCCGTAGGACCACCTTCGCCCACTATAGACGCCGTTACAACAACCGCGTCAGAATCGCTTAGAGAAAAACCTGAAGAATTAGAAACCCAAACTATATTAAAAACTCCATAATCGCTCGACTTACTATCGTAGCCCGTAATCTTAAATAAAACCCAATTGTCCGTGTCTCCTTCTTGTATAATGTTTATATAAGACTTGGTGGAGGCTGCTGAAGAAATAACCCATTGATTATATTTTTCATATGCTGAATTAGATGCAGAATCCGTACCATCGACAGCTATTTTGGTTACCGCAGCTACCGAAGCTGAATTAGCAGTACCATTTAGTCTAACTTTGCCCGCACTAGGGTCCGCCATTGTCGTCGTATTGTCAAAGCTATAAATTATGTTTATTGCGTCAGATATGCCCGTTACCCCCATTGCGCCCGTAGACCCTGTGGCTCCAGCAGGACCGTCGCTTCCCGCCGTGCCCGTTGCTCCGACAGCTCCAGTAGGTCCCGCTCCTCCTGCGGGCTGAAAAGCGACATATAAAACAGCCTCGTTCGAAAACGCGCTCCCGCTAGAAGAGACAAAAGTTACCCCAACCTTTTTAAAACCAGAAACGTCAGTCACAGAAGCGACCTTAAAAACTACATGATTAGAAGTATCGTATTGTGGATGAATTTTAATCCTAGGACTAGCTGTAGCAGAGACGCTATCGTCTAAGGCGTCCAGCCAAGCGCTAACGCTCGAAGACTCATAGCTAGTTGTATTAAAATAAATGTAAGTAACAGAAGAAAAAGAGCTATTGTTAAACCTTAAATCTCCAGAACCTGGGTCAGCTTCCGTAGTATAAGAGTCGAATCTAAACAACTGATTGTCACCCCCAAGGGGTCCAGAGAACCCCGTTGGTCCCGTTGGTCCAGTATAGCCATCTGCGCCCCTTATTCCGGCAGAAGTAATATCTACTCCAGCAGTTGGGTTAACTCCAGATACTACAATTTCAATTTCTGCCATGTTGAATTAGGTTGTTATTTCGGGGTAAACGCTAAAGCTTCCGTAAACCGCCTTATCGGCGAAGCCTTGAGAGGTGTATATTTCAATATCGTAGAGGTGTTGACCGACGGGAAGCGACGCTGAGCTCGCTCCTTTTATAAGGAGATCAACGTAACCGCTTGTTAGGAAGTTAGTTACGCCAGAAGGAGCTAGGTCATACAGAGTGCTGGAGTCTCCGTATCTATTTTTTACCTTACCGCTTATAAGATAACTCGTTAAATCTATAACGCTTCCAGCAGAGTCTTTTAGCTTGAGTCTGATATAAAACTCTGTTCCTTGCGTAATATTGAGATCATAATTAGTTGCCATTCATATATATTACACATATTATTAGAATTTTATTTTTATTATTTACCTTCTTCTAGAATTTTTCTAGCTTCTAGGGAGGCGTTATTCATTGTTACGGAGTCTTCTTGATGATGAGGCTTCCTAAATTCCAGAACATACTTGTTAAATTCTCTTGCGAGTCTTTTTTCTAGCTGGTCCCTATTGTCGATTGGGATAACTCCATGCCTAGAGGCGTGAGCAAAAAGGTCTGATTTCGTCATATGGTTAAGCTCTTCTTGATATCTGATTTCGTCTAGGTGGCCATATTTAGTCTCCCCAGTATCTCCCCAAATCTGATCCAAACTATTAGGCTCAAAAGACTCTGCTTTTCCGTGGGTTTGAGAAAGGTCTTCCATTTTTTTGCCTTTAGAGACCTTCGTTGACGCTTTTGTTTTTCGAGATGATTTGTCGTTGTTTTTCATAAAAAATCCTTTTTCCTTCTTCTTAGCATACACAATATAGCACAAATTGAGAATAAAAAAACCCCCCAAAAATTGGGGGGTGTGAATTGGATTTTGGATTAAGTTATTAAGCTGCGTCCAAGATAAGTCCACAAATCGCACGAGCGTCGATACAAACACGACCCTCTTCGAGCGAACCGTAGAATCCGGCCTTATCGGCTCTAGTGACATTGTATTGATCATCCGGTAGAGCAACAAACGTCGAGCCAGACTCGGCGTTTCTCGCGATAGGACGAAGAAATGCACCTTTGCTATTGTCAAGACCGACCATAAGGTCGTCGCCAGCAGCGAAGGCAGCGTGGGTTGACTCGCTAGAATGCAAGTCAAAGCTGCCAGAAGAGCCACCCATGTTCGAGAACAGAGTGCAATACTTCTTGCCTACGCCAAATTCGACCATCTCATGAAGAGATACGCCGTAGATTTCGGAAGCGCCAGCAGCATTATAAATGTTCTCACGAACGTTAGCGGGAAGGTCCGTATTACCGTTGCCCACAGCATTGGAGGCGAAACTTCTAATATCGGCCATTCTCTCAGGAGCCATATACAAGTCCGTTAAACGGCTATACGGGTTCGCGGGAGTACCGCCAGCAAATGATTCGTTAATTCTCGTCATGCGAGTCAGTAACGTATTCATTAGAGCTAATGTGAAGGACGTGCCACCTGGCGTGCTACGAATAGCGTGCGTCAAGGTGTCGTCTCCAGTAGAAGCATTAGCTAGAGCCTTAAGAGCTACGGCCCAAGCATTACGTTCTTGCTTAACAAGAACTTCCTGCGCCATTCTTTCAACTGCCTTACTAATCACGTCCAAGCGAGCTCTGCGAGCGTAACGCTTGTTGAAAGAAATTGCACTATCTAAACGATAAGTAGCAATCTTCAACTCTTCGAGGCCCTCAACGTGTGAACTGGGCATACCGCCAGCTACGTTTTGGCTCCATACAGTAATGAAGTTCTTGCTTTCGTTGTAATACAAATCTAGCGGATAGCTAGGGCTGTCGTCCTCATCGAAAGGGGCGTCCTGATAAATCGCGCTAGCAGTTCCTGCTTGCTGAATTACCTCTTGAACTACCGGACCTAAGAAGGCAGCGAATGCCTCACTAGCTTCCCTAGCTACGATTTGGTTTCTAGAGCCCATCGCTTTGATAAGCTCTACTTGTTCTGGGTTTTCTTTTAAAGTTAATCTCATTTTAAATTTCTCCAGTAAAGGGTTTAGCTGATGTCAAGGTGGACAAGGATAACTCCATCGCTATCTTTCGTGCCTAAAGCACGTCCGACCTTGGTATTAGCGCTACCAGGATTGCCAGTGATAATCTCACCGTTTGCACCGCAGTACAAATTTTGTCCCGCTGTAGGAGCGTCAGAAGCCAATTGGGTTCCGCTGTAGAGGAATACTCCACGGGAAACAACTGGAACTGCCTGTCCGCTCAATACGACGTCCATTTCCGCAGCTTTACGCGGATTGAAAATGAGTTTTTCACCATTTTCATCGGTTTCTTTAACGTCAAAGAGCATCATTCCTATTGGGGAATCCGCAGCTCCAGCAGTCGCTACAGCAGCCGATACGCCGTAGCGTTCCGAAACTGTATTGCTGTAAGAGTTGCCTACGCTGCCAAGCATGGCGATTTCGTCAGACGAAATCCACCCGTTGCCCTGAATCTTCACCAAAGTTCCTTTGGTGGCAGGGAGTGTACCAGAAAAGTGATATAAATTAATTACATCCTTTTCGTCGTAATCTCTAAATGGTCTTAATGTAATAGCCATATTATTTTATCTCTGTTTTTTAAATTAAAGTCTCACATCGAACTGATCGATACTGAAAGCTTGTTTGTATTTATCAAAAGTAGTTTGCTCAGATGCTTCGGCTGACACAGGAATCTCTTCCTTTTCAGTCTTTACCTGAGAAATAGCCTCCTCCAATATCTCTTCAGAAGTATCTTCGGTTGGCTCTTCAGAAGCTTTCGCTTGCTCTACTTCCGCCTCAAGCTCGGCTTTTTCAGCCTCTCTTTTGGCTACTTCTTCCTTGCTTTTAGAGCTAAGAAGAATTTTGAGTTTGCTAGAGTAAGTTTCGTAAGTTTCATTATCCATATCTTTTATATCCGAAGCGATAACTTCTCTATCTTCATCAGAAAGAGTGAACGCGTCGTCAAGAGAGGACATTCGCTGGTTGAACTTCTCTTCAGCTTCTTTTGCCATCAGCTCGGAATTGAGTTTATCCAATTCCTCCTTAACGGCTCCAAATTCTGCTTTGAGCTTTTCTTGGTCTCCCTCAAGAATCTTAGTATGTTCTTGAGCAGCTTGTAGCTGAGTTTCAACCTCCCGTTTTTCTTCAGCGTACTTCACCGAGTTCTTTTTGAGTTCTACCTCAATAAACTCAGAAATCTGAGAGGCTGTAAGCTCTTGGAGGTTTTCGTCTGAAATATCTTTAGTACTATTAATTCTCATGACTTTTCCTATGTTAGTTGCTACATTTTTTTCGTCCATTTGTGAACTCTTTTTTTCATATTCTTGTACTTTCTCATCTGCATTACTTGAATTAAATTCTTTCTTTGGGACTTTTTTTGTCTTTTTAGCTTCTATAGTTGAGGGGGTTGCCACTCCTTTAACGTCTGCTGCTGGATTAACGGTAAGTCCAATTCCTAAAGCAACAACGTCGTTTACTACTTTTCGGTAAACATTTCTACCGTCTTCTAAGACTCCACATCCCCCAAATCCCTTCAGATACTGTTTAAGATTTTCTAGGTCCTTTTCGGACGTGATGATCTCGGCGTTCGCGATATCTTTACTGTCATTTACGACCGCTATTTCAAAGTCAGTAAAACCCAGCTCCCAACTTGCGGAAACCATCATATAGTGTTCACTGGAGGGATCGCTAGACTCCTCTATTTTAGCTGCCAGCTCTGGATTTACGATCTTCCAAATGACACCCCCCAAGGTAATATTAAAGGGCTTGCTCTCTTCTAGTGCCTCTTCGTCACTAAGCGGTTTGTCGGTTCCAAATTCACTAAACCCTGCGGTTAAGACAACTCCAACTAACCGCTCCCTATTATGCTCAATATTAATTGGCTTATTGATGAAGGACTTATAAATATCGATAGCGGTGCTGGTGTCAATAACATCTCCATTTTTATTAGCTCGATTTACGACGCAAGCGTTGAAAGCGACGGGGAGTAGGTCTATATTCTGCTTAGTATCAATTTCTGGCAAAAACTCGCCGATTTCACTTAAGCTAGCTAACGCTAAGATTTCGTCCTTTTGTTCTGACACCAAAGGCTTGATAACAGAGCTAAAACAAGTAGTATATTTGTAATCTTTCATCATAATTCCCATAAGTAAGTACACTTTTTATCTTTAGATATAAACAGTTGATCTTCCACCGACCCCAACCTGAACTCAACATTAAAATGCTGGACGTCCTCTTTAGCCTTAGAATAGTGCGAGTCTCCCACGGCCTGATCTTCAAAAAAATCAATGGCCCTCTCGACCTTCGCGGTTCCATTAAAGCTTTTTAAGTTGATGTACTCAAACTGTAAAGACTTAACGCTACCCACGGAGACTTCCTTTGATGAGAGGCTAACTCCAGTTAAAAAGGGTTTCTGGCCTAAAAGCATATCAAAAAAAAGGTTTATTCGAGCGAAGGCGTAAATGTTTTTCTTCTCAGGATCGGTCTCGCTATTAACCGCGTTTATATAAATCGATTTAATCTGAGTCGAAGTTATCTTCTTTTCGGACGTTTTGTTGAACTCTTTAGCCTTATCCTCAAAAGCCTTAACGAGATTATTAGAATAGAGTATGGCTCTATCTTCGGAATCTATGTCTTTCATGCTCTTTTCGGCTTTATTAGAGGTCATTTTTGTATTCATACACTTTTTTTATTCATTTAAATTAAATTAGTTTAAATTAAATCAAAAAGAAAACAAGAAAAAAAAGCTTGAGTTATTCCAAGAAAAGAGATATCATAAAGACATAATGAAGAAGCTATCGAATATCATCGCCCTAATGTTTCTAACTAACGTTTGCGTTGCTCAGTTTAACGCGAACAAAACGCGTTATCATTTACCGCAAATTGGATTCAAGGACGGCACAGTCCTTAAAAATGTTAAGATCAGATTTGTGTTTGACGACGGGCCGACGACAATGGGAATCATCCTCCATTCGAGCGACGACAGAGTCTACTTTCATCATTATCCTTATCGACCTCCCGAGCGCCTCCAAGGGAGTATGAGTGACGAGTACGCGACTCCAGCACGCCCACAACTGGAAGAAAAAGCTGTGAGGTATAAATACACCGAACACTATAAACCCCCCAAATATGCGAACTTTAATCCCGTTCATATCCCTCAGTGTTGTCCCTCTCGGATTCCCTTCATTCACTTTAACAAGGCTACTCTGAATACTTTATATAAAGTCTTTTTACCAATGGGAAAAGCGAATCAAAATAACTGGAGCCATTTCAGAGTCGTCAACGGGACTATCAAAAAGGCTGCTTGGCACAAGCCCCGCGCTTACGAAATGAACACTCGAAAAGAAAGCTTGCTTTGGCAAGGTAAAGTAGAACGAGAGATGAGGCTAAGCTGGCCGAAAATCTATTACGGAAAGTGGTACTTAGGCAAAAAATAGCCATCGTTGCTATTCTCTAACAAGAATACGCTAGCTACGCGAGTGTCCTTTGCCCCGAAGAAGCTTTTTATGTTTCCTCTAACTGGGTAACAAATCCAATGATATTCCAAAGACCTTTTTTTACAAACTAAAATAATGGCGACATCCCCTTCTTTAAGATCGCTCATGGAGCCTAACTCCTTAACGGTTATGTTGTAGACCTCCAGCACCCTTTTAATCTCGAAAGGAAACGTTATACTCCTAGCTCTCTCGTTGAAAATAGATAAGAAGCTTCTGAAAGGGAGTACGCTGTTATTTTGAATATGACGACTTATTTTCTCGTGGCTAACATGAGGGTCTATCCCCATATAGTTTATCGCCTCTACAACCGCTTTTGGACCACAACTTCTAGTGTGAAGCGGGTCTTCTCCCGATACCCTTTCTCTAATATGCAAAGAGTCATTAGAGATAGATTGAAAAACACCGCACCCCATAACAAAAAACATTATTAATGATATAAAAAAAAACCTCAGCATTTAATGTAAATACACTAAAAGCTAAAGCTTTGGCTTAGACTTTTTTTAGAAATTAGTCCTCTTTAGGGAGAGCTCCCGCGTACCACCCTTCTGGCAGTTTGACTTTCTTTTTAGATAAGGTCCATTCGCCGTTTTTTAACACGTAAACCTTGCCAGAAACGTCCGGCCCCAATCTGACTAAGTCAGCTTGAGTATCTACGAACACTACTCTGGTAGAGCCACACCCTAAAAGTAGGGACGAACAGCTAAGAAGGATTAGAGTCTTCTTCATTTTTTTTCGCCTTTTCTTCTTGCTCTTCTATGCGCCGACGCCACCTATCTTTTAAAGATTTAGGTGTTTTGTCAGCGTCGCTTGCCTTAGTGTCTTCTTTGACAAGCGCAGTAAGCCAGTCTAACAAAGCCTTGATGAAGGCTACCCACATGAATTAGCCTTTCTTAGCTAAGCCTCTGGATACGGTGTACCCAATTGCGCTAAGTCCAGAAACTACAAGCCCGAAGACCTTGTTCGCTGTTCCAGCCCCCTCAGGATCAAGCACTCCTGCTCCCCAGAGCAAAGAGCCCGCTGCCACGCAAACCGTAATCCAGAATTCCGTAGTTTTCCAACCTGGCTTAATATCATTATCATTTTTCATAATATACTTTTCCTTTTTCCTTATTAACAAAGAGTAGACGGAGATAACCGTTCAAACTCTCAAATTAGTTTTCAAGCTCCGCAAGCCTTTCTTGCGGTAAACCTAGTCCGCCAATAACTGTAAAAATTGTAAGTCCAGACTGGTTTCCACTATAGATACCCCTGTGTACCAATGTATTCGGTTTTAGCATTCTCGATAGCTGCGAAAACGCGTCGTCAAGGTCCATTTGCTTTATGTTGTCAAGCTGCTCTTTTCCGCCTATAACAATCGCTCCTGCGGTGGAGCCTTGACTTAGGTCAATCCCTCCAGTTAGCAAGCTGCCTTTCAGATTCTCTCTTACCGCTCTAGAGATAGCGACTGAATCTTGCCAGTTCTTCACAGGAGAAGCTCCGAAGACTATTAATCCAGAGTCTAAAACGTTTTTATAATCATTCGCGTCAAAACTAGAGTAAGTACTGTCTTTAGCTGCTGTATGGTTAAATAAATGAAATAATCCAGAAGTGCTACCGTTTGCTACGTCCCAAAATTTTGACACCGGAAGACTTGGATATAAATTAGCGACCCGTTCGTTATCTACGATAACTAATGGAGAAATTTTACCACTATCAACGAGGCTCATGACTTCTCTCAATAGCTTAGCTGCGTTGCCACACACCCCTGTTCCTTCTGAATTTTTAGGCAAGGTCAAAATCATGCCAACTTTAGTATTAGCAAGCTTCATTGTCTCGCACACTTCTTCACTAGCTTTAACCAAGCTGGTGGCGAGTCCAGAGCCTGTTCCGCCACCCCCGCCAACGCATACAAAAATTCTGTCGAATTCTTCCCCAAAGGAATAGCGAATGAAGTCTACGATATCGTTCTCTTTTTCGGCGTAAAGCCTTTTCGCGACCTCTGGGTCTTTACCAGCCCCGCCCTCCCCTATCAGAAGCTTGTTTTTTACATTTATAGTATTTAAATCTTGTTCTGCCGTATTGATAACGGCTACTCTCTCGTACCCCTTCTTATTGAACGATTCTGCTATTCTCGACCCGCCTTGGCCAGCCCCTAAAAAACAAAACTTAAAAGCTCCCTCGACCTTATCTTTAACTATATTGCTTTTGCTGGTAGCTTCCTCTTGTACCTCAGGAATCATTAAGTCTTCCATTGAGATATCAAAAGACTCATCGTACATAGACTTAACGATGTCCGAAGCGTTTTCTTCTTGGTTTTGTTGATTTTCTTCACTCATGTAATGTTTATTCCTTGATACTTGACGCTAAAATGCTTGCCAAATAAGTGTCTAGTTGATGCTCGTACGCTATGTTTTGAATTCTTTTAACTCTTTCTGGGTTATGGTCAATTGGTTTCTCGCAGTATTTCTCTACACTTTTTAACCAATTACTAGGCGGTTCATTAGCTATAATAATTTCGCAAATGCTATCTGCTATCCCTTTTTGCTTGTTCGAAAACCTTTTTATTCCATGAATCTTCCTCAGTCTTTTAGAGACTTCTGTCGATAGTTTTTGCGCCAAAATCATATTTTCTTTTATTTTGGACAAGCTAAAGTTTTTCGCCTTTGACTGTTCTCCGTCTCCTATGGGGGAGACCTCTTGCGTCTGTTGGGGAACTCCTGACGTATCTTCCGGTCTACCTCCATCATCGGAAGCCGTCTTCATTATAGGCTCATAAAGCCCCTCCCGCTTATCCTTTATGAAGTCTTTTTGAGATTGCAGGGAGTCTTGCTTTCTTGGCAGTCTATTGCTTTGTAGAGCCTCTACTAGCTCTTCTGGGGTAAGTACTCCAAGCTCATAAAGTCTATTATATATCTTGTCCTTAAGATTATCGTCTTTTAAGGATATTTCTGATAGACGCGGTTTTGGATAAGACCTAAATCCCATTGACTTAGCGATTCTTTTAATTTCTGGAACCAAAAACGTTTGTAGAAAAGTTTGCCTTGCAGCCTCTAACCTTGCCAGAAAAACTTCTACTTTATTTGATTGATTCGCGAACTTTTCTCCGCCAACTAAAATATTGTTTAATCCCATGTTTATGTCCTTGTCGAAGACTTCGTATTTTTGGGGATTCATTAGCTCCGCGATTCTGGGTACAACGAATTCGGCTTTAGTAGTATAATCGGCGATCAAAACCCTTCCGACAGACTGGTTTTCAAACAATTTTTGCATGGCTGTTAGATTTTTTTGATTTACTCCACCTTTGTCTGGGTCTGTCCCCATTGTGACTAGCAGGATAGCTTGTTGCATTGTCCTTGCGATTGCCATGTCCATTTTCTTAAGTTCGTCCTTAAAGTTAAGGTCGGCTAATACGGGAAATCCCATCGGCACAGCAAACGGCTCATAGTCTTGTTTTTTATAGAAAATCGACACTAGCTTTTCGGTATCTAGGGGGAAGGTTATCATTTTCGAACTGCCACTATCTATCTTTTTCAAGGTCTCTTGGTCTAATCCCCTCCTCAGCGTCTCGTCCTCTTCCGTTAGGGGGTTTTTAATTCTTTGTATTTCGTAGGGGCTTAATATCTTTGAGTACCCAGCTTTATAAAAAGAGGCCGTGCCCGTCATCCTTATGTCGGCGGGGTTTAAGAATATGTATTTAGTAGGCAACTTACCCTCGGTTAAGAGAGATAGGCTCGCTCCGTAAGCCTTCGCAACCTTTTTCAAGTCCTTCTCCTCAAGCTTACCCTCAAACCTATAAAGAAAAATATTTCCTGACCTAAAGTATTCTCTGTAAAACCTATCCTGTAGAGAAAATATGTTTATTTTCTCGAAAAATTCCTCGAAAAATTTCTTGGATTTTTTATTGTCTCCCTCGAAAAATAGTTGTCCAACCGAAAACTCAGTCATCAAATCGATTACATTTCTAAATTGAGCGAAATTATAATAAGCCTTTTGGCATAGAGTGACTGCGTCACGAATATCTATATCTGAATTTCCCGTTCCAGTAGAGTAAGGTGAGCTGTAGTAACTATAAGGGACCAATCCGTCCTCGATATTCTTAAACCTGTCCGTTCTCCTAATGGTAGAAGTCTTGTTTCTTCTCGTCTGTGACGTGTCGTAAGCAAGACTCTCGAAAGTCATTAGAGGCTCGGTTTCTAGAGACGCCGAAGGAGCCTTCTTCTTCGCGGGCCTTGACTTCTTTGCTGAAGCCTTTGTCGATTTCTTTGGATTTTCGCTCATGTCCTTTAGAGTATATCGTTTAATACACTTTAATCAAGCATTATAGGAGTAAAAGTTGCACAAGATTCATTTTTATACGATTTTATATCGAAAAAACACTTTAAAGCCCAATTTGACAGCATTAAGGTCGTATAATTATCTTTCCTAGCTCTACTTGGACTGGTCGAACGCTTAAGGTGTTGAGGAAGGTCAAAAGTTTGAGTCCCCTTAGCTGTAGTTTTGACTTCTACAAGAGCACATTGTTTCTTTGTTTGGTAAACTAAAATGTCTTGAGCTTCTATGAGCTCCCCCTTGTCACTTTCCCCAGTCAGGGAAACGTCAAAAGCTTGCGCGACTTGGTTAGTAAATTCAGATTCGTTAGCCGAACATCTAGACCCAAACCAAATCCGTTTATGATCTATGCAAGCCTGAAGATGTTCGTTAGCTTTCCTTAGCCAGCTAGAAGTGAAGTTCTGCTTAAAGCAAATCGTTCCCTCTTGTTTGTTCATATTCCTTTTGGCCTTCGAGCACTCGGAGATGTAATTTTGTCCCTCCATATCGCTGTTAAAATCAAAGAAATTAATATTAATATTGTCTTTCCTAAAATATGAAGACTCATTGCAACTGTCGATGAATTGAAATCCCGCATTATCAATACAGATCATCTCGACGTCGAAGCTTGAGTAGATATAATACATATACTTTATGTGATCTTTCAGGTCTCCGCCAGCCACGGCATAACTATGGACAAGAGTCCCCGTTTTCGTCTCCTCATCAACCTCTAGTAAGGACATTGCAAAAAAATCAGAACTTGGAGAGTTCGAGAAAGAGGGATCAATGCCCAAGATGTATTTCGCAGACGTTTTTCCTTTAATTAGAACGGTAGGGGATTCTCCATCGGGAATAGTGCAACCATGCATTTTCTTTGCGCTAAAATACGAATCGCTTCCATCGGTGAACCTAGCGCAATACTCTCTCAAAAAAGACGAATGAGATGCTCCTCCGTCTTGAGCTTCGTTAATGACCGTCTTATCTATCATCTCTTCTGGAAGAGCTTCGTACCCTAATTGGGAAATAAAATATGAGGCATCCCCCTTTTCTTTAGAATAAATTTTACTATTCCAGTCCTTGTAGGTTCTATAAAGGTTTTCAAAAGTATACGAGGCTGAAGATAAAGCTATCATTTTAGAGTTGTTCTCAAAGACTACCTTATCCTCCTCTTTCAAGAGGCCCTTCTCTATCATGGAGGCTTCCATTTCCCTTATCCTAATACGCTCCTTCATGTCTTGGGGGGCAACCAAGAAAGGCATTAGCACGGTCTTAATTATGTCTTCTGGCAATAATAGAAATTCGTCCAAAAGTAAAACGCTCGCCCGAAACCCGCGAATCTTTTCTCCGCTTAACGGAATTGCGGTAATAGTACCTCCGTTAATTTGCCATTCAAACTGATCATTTCTTTTTGAGGGCTTGCATCCAAAAGCTTGCCGTAAGAGCTCTGCGCCCTTGGTGTTAACTATCTTTTCTAAGTTGTTAAAAATAAACCTTGCCGTTCTAAACGTAGGTCCAGCTATTAAGATTTTAGTTTCAGGGTTAAAGATGCACTGAAGAAAACAAAACACTGAGGCGATGAAGGTCTTACCACAACCACGTCCCCAGACGCACATAGAGAAGTTTCTTTTCATCATTCCCTTCAGGGTTATCTCTTGGTATGGGGCTAACTTTATTCCCGATATTAACTCTGTCGTGAAAGACAAGTTCGAGTTTAAAAATTTAGCTAACGAAATCTTAGCCTCTTTATCGGTGAGTTCCCCATTCATTTTGAGAAGCTCTTCGTTGATGACTTCAACATTATCTTTTTGATATTTATCTGGCGCGTACCACATTTAGAGTATCTCCTTATCGTATGCTAGTTGTAAGTCTATGTCTTTATAAACGCATCCAGAAAAGAATATCTTTCGAGCTACCCTTGAGGCCTCTTCCCTATCCTTGACAAATAAAAATTGGATATGGTCATAGTTTTGGATCATCCTTCTTACTTTGTGAAAAATAAACTCAGGAGTGACCTTTATCTTTTTAGATATGTAAGGTAAAAATGGAAAAGACATTGCATGAGACAGGCTGTCTTCCACAAGAATTATTAATTTAGCTTCATCTTCTTTTGCTCTTTCTATTTCTCTACAAAACCTGTCGTGATTCGCGACGCTAATGGTAGAGATGAAATCGGCGAGAGACTTTCTTTCTATGTAACAATTACAAGTGATATCTTTATTGCTCAATGTATAGTCGCCAAATTTGAGAGTCCTAACTTTCGTTGGAAAATCGAAGTCGAGAGGCATTTGTTCGCGAGTATCTATGTAAATTCTCAAATCTTCAAATACGGCTCCTTCGTGATCGCTACTAACAACTATGTTATCTATTTTTTTGTATTTATTTTCGAGTCCTAGACCTTCACATAATTGATAATAATCGTCAAAAAACTTTTCATAGAATATTATAGAGGGAGTAAGTAGACTTCTCAACTCTACTTGGCATGGTGAAAAATGTATGTTTTTTTCCTTTACTCTATTTTTTAGGAGCTCCTTGAGATATTCTCTTGCGTCATCCTTATCTTGTTTTTCTATCCATTTTCTTTGGTTCGTTCTTGAATTGAAGTCTTGTTCGAAGTATTGACTTTTCGATTTGAACTTTATTATTGAGCCATCGTAAAGGTCGTACCTAGGATAAAACTTTTGATAGTAAGATACTACCCTCAAGTCATGAGCCTTGATATGCGAATGGAGACTCCTTTCGCTACCGAAATCTTTCCCACAATCTTTGCATTTAAAATTCATATCAGTTCAGTACATCATCTTCGCTAATACCCAAGATTCTAGCTTTAAGCTCGTCCATGCTTTGTAGATTTCCTATTTCATCTTTTAAGACTTGTTTTCGTAGCTCAGCAAGATTAATCATTTTCTTTCTACTTTCTTCGTTTTTCCACGCTTCGACTAGGGTTATAATGCTCGCGTTTTCTTTTATCTTGTTTTTGAGCTTATCGCTCCTTTTCTCTTTTAAGTCTCCGAGAAGTTTGTGTTGGCGGTTAACTGATTGATTGTACTCATTTTGCGCCGAGCTAATGGCTTCTACTAGAGACATTGAGATTCTCGTTCCCTCTGTGTTATCGGCAGCGTCGTCTAATAGACCATGAAGATGTTCGACCCGTCTTTGAATATTGGAAGATATTACTACCTCCGCCGACAAAACAATATATTGGTCAACCTCTTCTTGGGAAAGGTCTGGCTTGTCATGCGTGTATCTAATAAAACTACTCTCGAAAAGGTCCCTTATAGCTTGGTTTGAGTAGGTATTTATCTGGTGACTAAATCTGTAAAGACTTAAGTACCCGATTAGACTTTCGATCTCTTGTTTCTGAGAGTGAGATATCTTGTCAGGGTCAACTTCTGTGGTTGTAAATTTTATGATTTTCTGGATCGCTTGAGTTTGAGTCTTGGGGTTTTTATAATTTGATAGTTCGTGCCTTGTTCGATCCTCAAACGGCGTCACAGAGTCTCCAAGGAGTTCTATACATTCTTTTACGGCCTTGGCTTCTTGACTCAAGTTGTTCAACGTCTCGTTAGCGAAAAGAATTCTGGCTATCTCAACGAACGACATCATTGACGCGTTATTCTCGCAGTACTCTTCTTGCTCACTAGATAAAACTATTTTGCTTTTAGGCTTGTATTCGTTAGAGGGTCTAGCTCTTAACCCGTTATTTGCCAGAAATTCCTTGACGAGCTTTCCTTCCTTGCATCTTCCATCAACCTTTCCTAGTTCTGGGAAGGCTACCTGTGTGAGCTTTAATAGGGAAGGCGGGTTATCGGCTTTCTCGTTCCACTCTTTTAAAATTCGATCTTTTTGTTCTTCTGATAAGTTCATGTCTTAATAAATGTCTATCTTATTTTTAGCTATGGCCCTTTTCACCTTTTCTATGATCGATTTTTTTATGTTTTTTATATGTTTATAACCTGGCGTCCTATTCGTTTCAGAGGTCGTATAATTCATTATCTTCGCTACTTCATCTTCGGACTTATTTTCGATGTATAACAACTTATATATTTTCCATTCTAGCGGTTTTAAAATGCCTTCCATTGCGCCGTGGAGCTTCTCTATGTTGGATTCTAGATTCATACTATTCTGAAGTTCCGAGCTAGAGATTACATTACTATGGAACTCTAATGAAGACGCCGTTTTCAAATTGTACGCGGGCTCCTTGGTAGCTTCCCATTTTGCATAGAGAGGGCAATCGTTGCTTTGTTTCTCGTAAATTAAACAAAGGTTTTCTCCCTCGGAAGCTTCGCATCTATAGCACGGCTTTGAAACGTTAGCGTAATTATTTCTTATTAAATTTTTAATTTGATTTGCTATTATCGCGTTTAACCAAGGCCCAATAGGTTTTTTTTGGTCGTACAAATGCCACTTCTTGTATATGTGGATTCTTATGATCTGAGATACGTCATCGAAGTCTAACCAGGAAAGCGATTTAAGGTTCCACTTGGGTTTCCTCTTGATTATTTCCTTGTCGATAACTTCTATGAAGTCTTCGAATTTTTTAGGTTCCGCCATTACTTGGGTCTCTCAAAGAGCCCGCCTCTTTTTGAAAATCTTTCAGGAATTTCTCTCCATCAACCTCCTTTGGCGGGTTTTTAGAAGGCTCTCTTGGGGCATCCTCCTGTTTCCCTAACGCAGCTATGCTTGCAATCGTCATTGGAATCTCCGTAAAGCTTTGCACGCTAAAGTCCAAAGCTTCGATATTCGTCGAAAAGTTGCCCTCATCAGCGTAATGATCTTTATCGTCTTCTTGGTTTTGAGCCTTGGCGTCGATCTTTTTGGGCACAGTTTTCTTGGCTCGAGACTTCTTTTTGGCGGACTTACCCTCAAAAGATTCCCCGCAACTAGAACAAAATATGGGAGACTCCGACAAGTATTGGGTTGGTTGTCCGCATGTAGTACAGTATTTCTTAAGCATTTTTTTCCTTTATATTCTTTTTAAGATAATTAAAATAAATCCACGATGATCAGTGTAAATATATGCATGGAACGCCAAAAAGGCAAAGTTATTAAGAGACTTAAAGAAATAATGGATTTGTCCCTCCCTTACTGCAAACACGATGATAAGGAGCTTTCTAGCATTTTCTATAAAATAAACAACTTAGCTCACGACGCGGAGAACTTTGTCAAGAAATTAGACGTTAACGAAGGTTAAACGATTCCTTTTTTCTTGAATTGATTTTCATCGAGTTAAGCCATAACGTTCTTCCCTAATGGGGCAACCTAAAAAAATAGCTCTTTGCTGCATTGTTAGAGACGAAGAAAAGGTCATAGGAAGACTACTAAAGTCCGTTGCTCCCCTAATTGACTTCGCTGTTATAGTCGATACTGGCTCCATAGATAATACAGAAAAGGTAGCGATAAAAGCCCTAGAAGAGATTAATGTACCGTACGAATTTTCGCATGAAGAATGGAGAGACTTTTCTTACAATAGAAATATCGCGCTAGAAAAGCTTAGAAGCTATAGAGATATAGATTACTGCTTCACAATTGACGCTGACGAGGTTCTTTCTATAAAAACAGAGTTTGACTCGGAGAGCTTTAAAGAGTCGCTTACAAAGGACCTGTATCATGTAGAAACTCTTTTTAAAGATACTCTGTATAGCAGGACCTTGCTATTCAGTAACAAGAAAAAATTCTACTACAAAGGAGTACTACATGAATTTGTAAGCTGTGACGAGAAGTTCTCCAAAGGAAAAGCTCGCGGAATAAAAGTCATAGTAAATACGGACGGGAAGAGGAGTATGGATGAAAATAAATTCGAAAAAGACTCTAAACTGCTAGAAGAGACGCTCAAAAAAGAAAAGGACCCCCACATGGTTTCTAGATACACATTTTATCTAGCTCAATCATATAGAGATTGCGGTAATCTGGTCAAAGCTATAGAGAGCTATAAAAAAAGAACAACTCTAGGATTCTTTGAGCAGGAAATTTTTGAGTCTTTATATAACATAACGAAAGCTAAGGCAAAACTAAATTACCCAATCGAGGAGGTCGTTGACGCTGGCCTTAAAGCCTACTCTTTTAAGCCCGAAAGAATAGAGCCTATGCATGAAATAGTTAAATACTGTAGGCTAAGGGAGCAGTTTAATTTGGGGTATTTTTTGGGGAAAGAATATATTGACTTCTCTCATCCAGAAGAGGCTCTATTTAAAATACACTGGGTCTATGATTGGGGTTTTTGGGACGAAGTCGCCGTTTGCGCTTTCTATTCCGACAAAAAAAGTTACGCAATCGACTTATGGAAGAGGGCCCTGAACAATAAAATCAAGATGCCTGACGCTGAGATAGATCGAATCAACAAAAATATAGATTGCGCTATTAAAAACGAGTAGTCTACTTTACATTTTTTAATTTTTTAGTTAAGAACTTGACTAGCTCAGAACGCATAATGTCGTCTTCATCAAACTCGAAAACCCTAATTCCCATTTCCTTACTTTCGTCATTCGAGAAAACTTTAGTTATTTTTTCAAACGCGTGAGCCTTGTCCTCATGTTTCAAATCGGTCTGCATAGGGTCCGCTAAAACGAAACATCTACTTCCCTCCCCCATTCGAGTTAGCACGGTTATGATTTCTTTTGTAGTTGAGTTTTGGGCCTCATCTAAGATTATGCATTTTGCAGCCCAATTCATACCTCTCGCAAAGTTGACGGGGAACATGGATATTCTTCCCTCCTCTTCTAATTTCGAGATACGATTATTTACAAGCAACTCTTCAAGCTTATCCAAGAAGGGTAAATTAAAGAATCTTAGTTTCTCCTCCGCGCTGCCTGGAAGATACCCCAAACTTTTATCCGAGCTTTCCACTGCTGATCTAAGATACATTATATCGGAGATAGCCTTCATGTTCAAGAGTTGAAGTCCGCAATAGACAGAGAGTATTGTCTTGGCGGTTCCCGCTGGGCCGTTGACGAAAACAACTTTCGTTTTCCGGTCTAGAGCTATCTTAAAGAATTCCTTTTGTTTATCAGTCCAATTAAGTTGATTTATTTTTATCTGCCTTTTAATCGGATTGGGGTTTTCGAAAGGCGATTCAAGGGAGTCTTGGATTTCTCGAAGGGTTTCTTCTTTTATTTCGGCTCTTGATTCAGCCTTTCCATGCGTTTTGCCCATTACTGTTAATACACCGGAACTAAGGCTTGCTATATTTTTTTTTGTAAAAAGTAACGGTTTTCTCCAATCCGCTCAAAAAGGTATAATTGGCCCCCCACCGAAGCTCTTGTTTGATTTTAGACGCGTCAATCGCGTACCTAAAGTCGTGACCCGCTCTATCTTTTACGAAATTTATGGATTCATGGGCTCGTTTACCCATTATAGCGCATATGCAAGATATTACTTGAAGATTTGACCTTTCGTTGCTTGACCCCACAAGGTACGTTTCGCCAATTTTCCCGTTGACCAAAATCGACCAAATCGCGTCACAGTGATCGTCTACATAAATCCAATCTCTTATGTTTTCTCCGCCACCATAAACGGGGACCAAATCTTCGTTAACCAAGTTCCTTATAATAGTGGGGATCAACTTCTCGTCATGCTGGTTTGGTCCGTAGTTGTTGCTACAATTAGAAATGGTAGCTCTTACCCCATGAGTATGCACATACGACCTTACCAAGAAATCAGAGGCAGCTTTGGTTGCTGAGTATGGATTCTTTGGGTCATAACGCGAGTCTTCAGTAAATTTTTCGTCGCCCAAAACTTCTCCATATACTTCGTCAGTAGAAATATGATGCAGCCTAATGCCCCTATCCTTACAAGTCTCTAAGATAGAATGGGTGGCGACGATGTTGGACTCGACGAAAACCCTCGACCCTTTAATTGAGTTGTCTACGTGAGTCTCTGCTGCAAAATGGACGACGTCGGTAATATCTTTATTTTTGCATGTTTCCCAAAGTCTACCGTAATCAGACAAACAAAAATTCTCATGAGAATATATTGGGCTTTCTTCAAACTCTTCAGTATTGTCTGGACTAGCAGCGTAGGTCATTTTGTCCACGTTAACCAAACTTTCTACTCTAGGACTCCTCAAGGCTAGCTTTATAAAATTCGACCCTATAAAACCGCAACCGCCTGTCACCAATAAGTTCATTTTATATATTAGTCTTTTCCGCCAAAAAGATCAATTAAATATCCGTTGGAACATATCTAGCGTCTTGGCTATCCCATTGTATGTTCCCTAGTTGTCCCTTCCAGAAAGCTTTGTATTGGCCGATAATTCCATTAAATTGACAATTGCCCCATTTACGATCCATTATCAGATACAAATCGGCGTCTAAATTTGCCGTCTTAGGATAGTTAAATAATATCTCCTCCTCGATAGCCTTAGCTCTTCTCCAAGAGACCATAGAAGAATCACAACAGTTATAGAGATGAGTGTTTTCGGGCCGACAATTTAACGAATTGTCTGGAGTATGATTAAATTTTTCATAGCTTAGGCCACTATTGCCCTCCGCCCATTCTCCTTGAGAAAGCTCTGACTTACCTCCCTCAATGGGGTTATATACAATAAGCCTACAGTAAGAATGATTAGCTCCTAGGTTATTTGTAAAAAAAGCATTTAAATCCGAAAGATAATTTCTAGTTACTCCATCATCGTCACAAAGCATTATGCATACATCTGCATTAGATGAGGACATCGCCTCGTTAGCAAACTTACCTATAACCGCGTCCCCCCTCTCTTTTTTTTCTTCAAGAGTGTCTCCGGTTTTAAATATCTTTACGTTGGCTTTTTTGCTTGAAAGCTCGGGGTTGTCCGAATAAAATTTCTCTAGAATTTCATCTGAGTTTTGTTCGCTACTATCGTCAATGATGGATAACTCCCAATTATCATAGTTGGATTCAAAAACAGTCTTTAAGGCCATTCGGCTTACTAGGACTGGTCTATCGTAGTAAAAAAGAATGATTTGTATCTTTAAATTTTTCATATTTTTTTAAACCGTCCCGCTGTCAACATAAATATTTTGCCCAGTAATAGTCAAGGACTCGTCAGAGCATAAGAAAAACGCAGTACTGCTCACGGACTTCATACTAGTCTCTTTGCCAAGACAAGTTCGTTTATAAATTTTATTTTTTTGCTCTTCGGTAAGAGTTTGACTCATGTCTGTTTCCATAAACCCTGGCACAACGCAGTTAAATCTTATCCCCTTGGGTCCCCATTCTCTAGCTAGGTTCTTCGAGTGAGCCTCTAGGGCTCCTTTAGTGCTAGCGTACATAGAGAGTCCCTTGTATCCCGTTAGAGAGCTGACCGAAGATATAAAAACAAAGCTGCCTTTAACTTGATTGTACAACATATTCCTTATTAAATGCCTGTTAATCATTATGGGAGAAAGGACATTGACTTTATACATTTTCTCCAAAGTGGAGTAATTGACGTTTGTGACAATGTCGTCATACGCTATCGCTGCATTATGCACGACTGCATGTATGGGAGTTTTATTGGGAATGAAGGACTTAAAGAGCCCCTCTTTCAAATCTTCTACTTCGGATAGGTCAAAGCATTTATGCTGGAAACGGGAAGAGATTATTTTTAGATTCCGAACGCTCTCAGTCTCCGAGCGAGAAACGGTAAATACTCGCCAACCTTCACTTAAGAATTTATTGACTAGACTTAGCCCAAGCCCCCTAGAGCCACCAGTTATAAAAACGTTTTTCATACGATAGTCTTAAGATTGTCAGAGATTTTTAATTTTTCAATAAAATTTATTATCCTTGGCGTCTGGTAGCTTTCCAGCTTCTCGTTCTTAAAATGCTGTTTAACTTCTTTTTCGGTAATCGACAGGTCTTCTTTTATAATGTCGCATACTAATACGTTTCCTAATAAAGAACTAGTTTTTTCATAAACTATCGCGTCTCTTATTCTTTCGCTACCCTTAAGAAGGTTTTCTATTTCCGTAGGGTTGACGTCGTTTCCGGCAATATTAATTATATTTTTTCTCCTTCCGACAAAGCGAAAATTGCTCTCGCCAACTAGTTCTACTGAATCCCCTGTGTCGCACCACTCCCCAGACCTGTCTTTCACATAGAGAACGTCGTCAACGACCTTACATTTTTGACTGAGGGTAAAAACGTCACTGCTAGAGTACAAGACTGACCCCGCCTCCGTTAGCGCGTAAATGTTCGTGATTTTAGCATTAGGAAACATTTGCTTTACGAGTCTGAAAGTCCGCGAGTCGGCCCTTTCCCCTCCTACCGTAGCCCTAACGACGCTTCTGTAAGATTCCTCAAAGGGGGATAGAAGCTTGTAGAACGTGGGTGTACTGGAGATATGCGTGACTTCGAATTTTTTTATAGCGTTCAATATGTATTCGCGATTTCCCTTGTACGCATAAATGATGGTGTCACCGTTTATCAATGCTTGAAGAAGAACTTGGATTCCACCCATGTGAAATGGATTGTACGTATAAAGCCAAGTATTATCTTTCGTAGCTTTTTTGGTGTCTGCAAGCAGATCAGATATTTTATGCTTTACGGTTTTCCTTTCGCCCGTGGTTCCAGACGTTTGGAGGAAAATGGTGGATTCGGATTCGGATATCCTTTTCAATAACTCCTCTTTGGAGGATATTGTACTTCCAATAAGCTTGCTGTCTCCCCTGTAAGAGGCTAAATTAATCTCCTTACCATTCACTATATCTCTAGTAAAAGAACATAGTAGATGAGGATTGACTCCATGATTCAAATCTGAGATTAAGGAATCATAGGAAATTTTCAGACTTTCATCTATTAAAAACATTTATTTTAATTCAATGACAGATACCGCTGTGGCGTAATCAGTACAGTGAGATAATGAAACGTGGCATGTATACTTGTCCATTTTGTCTGCGGTTTCACCCCTAAAAAAAACAATGGGCTTGCCTTGTTCGTCATTAGACACATCAATATCTTTCCAAGCGAGGTTTCCTGGTATTTTCGCGGACCATAGCTGGACACCAAGAGCTTTGGCTATCGCTTCTTTCGCTGCGAATCTTACAGCGTAATGCTCGGAAGAGTTATCATATTTTTCGCAATATTCCTTTTCTCTATCTGTAAAAATTTTGTTTAGAAATTTGTCGCCATGTTCTCGCTTTATATTCTCTATGCGAGATATCTTTATTATATCTGTGCCGATTCCTGCGATCATTTAAGTTAGTCTGTTTATTATTTCGCTTACTGTCTCGGGTATACTGTCCTCAAAAACATCTAGGTCAAATCTCGTTTCAATTCTAACTGCTAGCTCTGCTAAGGCTAGGGAGTCTAATCCCAAATCTTGCCTGAGGTTAGATTCGTTGTTAATTATAATTTCGGACGTCCGAACCACGTCTTGATTACTGACCGTAGTTTTGACTATCTCACGAACGGCTTTTTCAATTTCATCTTTGTTCATTTTCGCAATGTCGATTTGATGGACGCCATGATTTTTAATAAATGTTTTTTTCTGTGTTTGATCCTCTTTGCTGGACTACCGAAATAAACGCCCCATTCTTCTAAATCTCTAGTGACTAGAGACATAGCTCCCACAGAACACCCTCGCCCGATATTAGAACCAGGCAGTATTGCTGTTCCCGTACCGATTATTACGTGCTCCCCTAAAGTAACTAATTCGGGACACAGTTTTCTAAATTCTTGAGGTACTGTCGGGTTTGTTAAATGTTCGCCCGTATAATCATCAGAAGAAGAATAGATCGTGACTCCCGCTGCTAGACCACAATAATTTTCCACGACAATTCCTCCTGAGCAAGAGAAGTAGCATCTTGCGCTGACATGAATGTAGTTTCCTAGTTTTAGGAATCCGCTAGCAGCAATGATATAAACTCCGCCATCTATTTGTACGTTATCACCAATAGAAATGTTTTCAGGCCCAATGATCGTACAATTCTTAGCGATTTTGACATTTTCTCCCACTGCCTTGAATCCAAATTCAAGTAGCTCTTCAGAAAAATAATATCCATTTTCAAATACATTCATGATCGTGCTACCACCCCTTCTTAATCGAGTCTACTATATGCGCTCTTTCTTCATGAGTGATCCACCAACCCACAGGTATAGAGATCAGCCTTGTCGTTATTTTGTCCAAAGCCGGAAGATGACTTTTGAACTCTTTCACACAAGAATGTATATCGTTTCTCTCATGGACTTGACTAACCATAATACCGCACTCTTTCATATGCATCATGAAGTCGTCTTTTCTATCGACCAAAAGGCTATAAATCCAAAAGCAGGACTCCGACCCCTCGCTTCTTTTCGCTAGCTCTACTCCGTCAACGTTTAGAAGTTCGTTATCGTAGAAACTGGCATTATCCTTGTGAAGAGCGATGTTCGTGTCTACCTCTTTAAGATTCTCGATTCCTATTGCAGCAGCTATATCATTCATATGGAACTTGTATCCCCATTCAGAAATATCGGCCTCGCACCTAAAGTCTTTCTTGTTATTGTCTCTGTCAATACCGTACCACCTTAGCAACTTGGCTCTTCTGTGGTATTCGTTGTCAGGACTGACCAGCATCCCTCCATCGCCAGTAGTTAGGTGCTTAATGGCTTGAAAACTAAACGTACAGAAGTTTCCATGACTTCCGATACGCTTTCCCTTATACGAACTACCTATAGCGTGAGCGCAATCCTCGATGACGATAGGCTTAAATCCATACAAAGACTTTGTCTTGTCAATTATTTTTTTGACTCGATCCAAATCTACAGGATAACCGCCCCAATGAACTAGGAAGATTACTTTAGTCGAGCGGGTAATTTTTCTTTCCAAATCGTCTAGGTCCATGTTGAAGTTGCTAGGGTCAACATCCACCCACTTGATTTTTAGATTATTAGCTAGGATCGGCCAATTTGTCGCTGTACATGTAAGGGGCGTAGCCAAAACCTCGTCCCCATCATTTACTCCGTGTTTCTTCACTAACCGTAAAGCTAGATGTTCCGCCGAGGTCGCAGCATTGGTAGTAGCTACATAGTCGCTCTCCACATATTCTTTCAATAATTCTTCGAAGGCTTCGACCACAGGGCCTTGGCCAATAAATCCGCTGTCCAAGACCTTACTGACGGCCTTGTTAGCTGCCTCCGCCATAAATACTTTAAATAAGGGTATCACGATACTTTTGGTTCCCAATTTTTGATAGAGTCTATTATGGCTTCTTCTGCCGACCGAATCCCGACTCCTGCATTTCTTAATTTAGAATTGTCTAAAATACAGCTAGACCTTGGGGCCTTCGCCCCAATTTGGTAAAGCTCCTCCTCTCCCTTGAGAAAGACATAGTCTTTATCCACCCCAGTGATTTCCTTAATCTTCTCCACGACAAACGAGGTGGTAATAAAACCAGTATTAACAACGTTATAAATACCGTAGTCCGCTTTCTTTTTGTACAAATCTAAACAAGCTTCAACAAAGTCACTTAAATGAGAAACCGAATTCTCGGCCTCCAAAAGTCGATCATATTTCATCATCTTAGATAAATAATTACGAGGGCCGTCCTCGTTGTTGAACGGGATTCTTAATCTCCATACATAATGGTGATCACTGTTAAACTTAACCATCTGTTCGCCCTCAACTTTGGTTCCTGAATAGTAACTACAGTTTTTATGCTTGAAACTGAAGTTAGGCTCGTCTTCTTCGGTGAACCCCTTGTGGTCACCCTTGTCGCCCTGATAAATGCACCCTGACGAAACGTGGCCCCAAGGAATGCCCATCATGGAGCACGCCATAGCTATGTTTTTGGGTAAATCGACATTAGCCTTCCAACACTCGCTCTTATTGTCCTCGCAAGCGTCAACGTTAGGTTTGCCCGTATAGCCAGCGCAGTTGATAAGAAAAGAGGGGTTGAATCTTTGAATATAATTAATCAAAGCTTCTAGGTCATAATAATCAACAAGATCACGACCCACTTCGTGAAAGCCCATTTTCCTATTAGTTAACCCTTTCACGAACTCTCGCCCTACGTATCCAGTTGATCCTAACAATGTTATCATTTTTTAAATTTCTCTCTTGGTCTTCGCGGTAAAACGATTGATAGATTTTATACTTATCCTTCAATAAACTTATCCCTAGCCATCTCAAAGACGGAGTTGAATTCGCCGTAATGCTTGTACCTATCATAGAAGGAATTAAACACCTCGTCAATTGCTCTATTTGAATGAAATTTTTCTTTTTTTATGAAAATGGTTTCGAAAGGGTCATAGGCTTGGTATCCCCTCTCATTTCTAACTTTTAATGCCTTTACTATTTCTTCTGGATTTGTGCCGAATAGAGTGAAGTACGGGAATTCTTTTGCGTTCACTAACTGCTCATCAGCAGTATTACTCCAATCTATCCCTTTTAGCCAATCTATACCCGAATAATGTGGATTAAAACAATCAATGTTATATCCATTCTGTAATACGGCATTTGATAACCTTACTTCTTTTTTGAAGACCATCTCTGGCTTACTCATTTCATGGTCGTCCTTAATAAATACGCCCGACACTTTACCGATTTCCATTCCAACCTTATCTAAGCAGAAACACCACGACTGAACGTGAGGGAAAAAATCTCCTCCAAACCAAGGTATTAAAGAGGCTCCAAAAATTTTTGTTTTGTTATCTATTCTAGAGGTGAACAGTTCGTACCAAGGTCTACTTTTATCCCTTTGTGTTAGGAATGGCCCGCAAGAGGTCTCGTTCAGGAAAACGAAGTGACCATATTCTTCTTCCTTAAATGCGTCACTGTGAATTAGGTCGCTGTACCCTCCAAAGTCATAATTCTCATTTTCTCTATTCAAGAAATAGACATTTGGATAGTCTTTTGTTAATTCCTCTGGAATTAGATTCTCATTTCTATTAGAAACAAAGAAAAAATCACACTCTTCGCTTTTTATAAGACCACCACGCGTTAGAAAGAACTTTAAGTTTTCGTTCCAGTTATAGTAGTGATAGATTACGGCGGTTCTAGGCATGCTGGTCCTTTAGTCTTTGTTTGTATTCGCACTCAGGCATGGAGTTCATAATTTTCTTAAACTGAGTCTTGGATATGAGCTTTGATTTGTATGCTGCTGCTTCTGGACAGCCTATTTTGACCCCCTGACGGCGTTCAATTACCGAAACGTATACGGAGGCTTCGTGGAGACTGCTTGAAGTACCCGAATCAAGCCAAGCACAGCCACGATTCATCTTGTAAACCATTAATTTTGATTTTTTTAAATAGAATTTAATGACGTCAGTGATTTCTAGCTCTCCTCGATCTGATGGCTTGAGGTTTTTTGTAATTTTTATCACATCCTTGTCAAAAAGGTAGATACCTGGGATTGCAAATCTAGATTTTGGATTCTCAGGCTTCTCTTCGACAGATAGAGCCTTGCCCTTCGGGTCGAACTCTACTACTCCGTACCTTTCTGGGTCTGTAACTTCATAGGCGAAGATTGCGCCTCCCGATTTGAAGCTCTCAAACGCTTTTTTAAAGATACTTGCGTTGCTACATACGTTATCTCCTAATATGAGGACTACTTTTTCATTTTTTATGAAATTTTCAGCAATTGTGAAGGCCTCTGGGATGCCCTTGGGTTCTTCTTGGGTTTTATACTCTATCTTAACGCCAAACCTAGAGCCGTTACCTATAATTTCTTTGAACTTAGGCGTGTGCTCTACTGACGAGATGATGCAAATGTCATTTACTCCATTTTCTATCAATGTCGATAGCGGGTAATAGATCATTGGCTTGTCGTATACGGGCAACAAGCTCTTTGGGTAGTTGTTTGTTAGCGGAAAAAGTCTAGAGCCAGCTCCTCCCGCTAGGATAATGCCTTTTTTAATCATCTTCGTTTATTTCTGGGATAATTATTGTTTGGTTTTTGCATTGAGCAAAGTAATCCATACCAGGCATTTGGGCGACCATTGTTTCTCCGTATCTTGACCCATTAAATCCTGAGAGCAAACAGGAAAAGGGGATTAAGTTCTCCGCTGGACCCCTTGCTTGGTCAATCATAGTTAGGTCCAAGTCATTTAATTCTTTACTTAACTTTTTGAACTCCTCGAAATGGTCTTTGCAGATTACCTGTAGGCTGGATTCTGGCCAGTTGTATTTGTTGCACAAGAAAGAAGTCCAACCGTCTTCTAGTTCATCAATAAATTTTCTTATCTTTGTTGAGATTAGGTACAGGTCAGACTCAACGTGAATTATTTTTTCAAAATTGAGCTTTTCTGCGATTTCTAAGGAGAAAAGGTAACTTCTCCACCATCCTGCCGAGTTTGCTGCTTGTCCGTCGCGATGAAGAGGGGACCGTTCATCAAAATGTATGAGATTTACTTTCTCTGTGTCGAATTTTGTGTCTTCGGATATGTCGCTCGCTTTAATTACGGCGAAATACTCTTCTTCAACGAAAGAAAGGTCTGAGCCGTCGTCAATCATTAAGATTGGGTCGTCCCTTGAGAGTTCTACGCTGCTGTAGTAAGCAGCCCATTTAGCGTATCTATGTTTATAGTCTGCCTCGTTGTCGAAATGTGATGTGCAGAATAAGAAAGTCTTCATATGTATAGGGAAGTATATGAGAAGGAGCTGTAAAATCAAGGCAGTCTGGGTTTTTTTTGGCCGTGAAGTATTTGTTTAATTATATTTGTATTCACTACTGGCAAATGGATAGGGAGTCTGGAGTCGGGCAAATATAAGCAGCCCCCCTCTCGGTACTATTACAACAAAAAAAGTCCTGGTTTTTCAAAAACAGGGGGGGGCGTTTTTTTAACTATATAAAACGATCAAAACTATAATAGCAAGCAAAAACATACGCGAATTTCCTTTCTACCAAATTTTTAGACGATCTAGGTACTGTAACACAATCCAGAGGACGGCAACTGCGGTTAAGATGTCAAAGTGATTTTTTTTCATGTTTTTTTTTCTTTCTTCTACCACGTCCAAGCAGGGCCCGTGATCATCATGTGAGCGATGACGAACGCCAACGCGGTACTGGCCCCAATCAATCCAGCAATGGCATAGTTAAGTATGTCGTTGTGCCGTTGGAGGCGGTTGATGCGGGCCTTGGTGGGCTCGGCGGTTAGTTTGTTGTAGCTAGTCCAGTTGATGTTTTTGTTTTTTGTCATAGTCATTTCTCTCATCTGCTAAAAGTATACCAGAATTCTGGAAAAAGTCAAGAGCTAACCGAAAGTTTTTTCAAAAGTTATTCACAGTCTATAGGTTAGCAAGTTTCATGCCCCCCCCGAACCCCCCGCGAAAATACCAGGAATTCTCGCGGGGGGTCTGGGGGGTATGATAAAAAAAAAATTAGCGCCCGTAAAAGAACCCCGCGAAAATACCAGGAATTCTCGCGGGGGGTCTGGGGGGGGCAAGGAAAAGTTATTCACCGTGCAATACTATTTATTTCATGCTATTTGTTACAGTTGGCTAGAACCAGCGTTTACACGTCAGCCAAGCACATCGCAGCGCACATGCACACGCAAAAAATAATCAACGGCAAGATTTCCATAATGATATAAAAGTAATCACTGATAATACTAACACGTTCCTTTTACCTCTTTCCATACTGCGTGTGACATAGTGGTTGGTGTGCGATACTCCCACGCTGGAGACATCGGGCTAACCTTCTCCCATCCGTCTTGCACAAATAGTTTGCCAACGGCGTAGTCAAGCCAG